CAGTATCCTTTTTGACTGGCTTATCAGTGGCGTCTTCAACCTTTAGCTTCACTTGAGGCTCTTCAGATTTCTTATCGACCTTATCCACCAATTTTTCAGCAGATACCTCGACAATCGCAGGAACAACAGCAGGTAGATCAACTTCAACAGTAGGCTTTCTATGAGTGTCTTCATGGACTACTGTCTCTTTTTTATCAAGATTTTTCAGAATTTTCGAGCGGCCAATGATACGACCTCTTGAATCATATTGAGGAAAGAATGGCTGTCCAGCTTCCTCATCTGGGGAAATGCCCTTAATTGGGACAATTCTTGATTCAGATGCCTTAACCAAGACTTCAAAATGAAAACTTACAATTCCATCAGCATATTCAGCAAGAGACAAATCTAAATGATCTGCTACGAAAAACTTACATTCAAAGCCTTTTTTAGGAGAAATGCCTTGATGAATAAAGGTATCTGAAGATTCGGCTCCAGACTTTTCACCACCTGACGCAGACACAAATAGCGCGCCGTCTGCAATCCTGGCAGTGACTGTATCTTTGTCATAGCTACTAACATCTACATCAATCGCATAGTTGTCTCCAACTTTACGAATGTTATATGGAGGATACCACATCCCCCGTGCTTCTTCTTTTAAGGATTCCCACCTATCTTGGAGGGAACCGTACCCTACACTAATTTTCTCCAGTTCGTCTTTGACTGGAAGGATTCGTTTGGCCATTGAATGCTCCTGTTTGGTTTAATTTGTCACTGGGATTACTTATATTTATAATAAACGCAAGTGCAAAAACCCCATTGCAATAAGCAACAGGGTTTGCATAGCTAATTTCTTACAAATTTAAGCAGCTTTTTCACTTTCATTTTTAGCTTCTTGAAACACGGCATCATGGACCTCAGAAGAGATTTTTTCTGTCTCTTTTCCAATAGAAATTTTTCTGGGTTTTTTGTGCTCAGGAATAACATTTTCAAAAAATATTTTCAACATACCATTAACTAAATCTGCATTTTTGATCTCAACACTATCCACCAAGGCAAATTTCCTAGTAAATGCACGATTGGCTATACCCTTATGCAAATACATAGCAGAATCATCATCTGATTCTAGCTTACCATTGATAGTCAACACACCATCACTTAGAGTAATGTCTAGATTACTTTTTCCGAAACCAGCCACTGCCATCTCAATGAGATAGTTGTTTTCATCAATTTTTGAGATATTGAATGGCGGATAACCTGCTGACTGGCTAATTGACTTTCCTAGATCAAGTAAATCGTTTACATTCTTGAAAAATGAATCGTAGCCAATACCAAAGGTTTTAAGTGCGGAAAATGGATCGCTCATAGTTTTTCTCCTTTTAAGCAAGAAAATTTGTCCTGCCCATTATTGGCGCAGGGTGACTTAATATAATACATTATTTAGTATATTTCAAGTGTTTATTTTCACTTTTCCCCCTCATCATACAAAAAAGTTTCCCGCTCAATCTGAAAACGGAGGTGAATAAACACTGCGGGTTCAAACTCAGGAAGTTGAGTCATGTCAACCCCTGGCTCGCAAAGAATCTTATCAAAAAGATGCCCCCACTTGTATTTGGTTGTTCCAATAAAATATTCACTCCAAGTCATTTTCATCTTTCTTCCTCCGTAGCACCTCATGTATCAACAATACATGCCTGATTTGAAAGTTTATTTCGAACAACATTGAAGCGTTTCTATCGAAAAACCATGCATTGTGTGGAAGGGCAGCATATGTTGGAAAAGAAGGGCAAATTACTTCCCTCATAAAAAATTCTGTGTCATCATAAAAAATATCATCAATCTTCTTTGAATTCCGCATCCCATTCTTCCTTAGTGACACCGCTCATAATGAACTCCCGCTCGTCATCAGAAAGTTCAGGAAAAACTATGTGAATCAATTCGCCGTTCATCCACCTTTCTATTTTGTCTTCCGTGACTGTAGGCATATCAACACTGCGAATTATTCCAGAAAAGATTGATTTACGGGTCACAACCATCACATTTCTCCATAACCATCATCATCTAGGGTGTATACTGCCTTTTTTATTCCAAAGGCTACGATAGCATTTTTACACCCATCGCATGGACATGACAAGCCCTGAATCATACGCCGCTTGTGCATATCGGTAAACTTCATGCGAGCGATATATATGGTAGATTTTTCAAATTCTTGGGGAGATAAGATACGAGATGCATTCTTAATACTGTCTATCTCAGCATGGAGATGTATCGCATGATCTGTCCTACCAAACTTAGCCTGGATTGGATGGGTCTTGAATGAATTTATCCCAAAAGATACTATCTCATGCTTATAGACAATACAAGATGCCACTCTGGCTGCTCCTACCGGAGTGACATCCTGTGCAACTTTTTTCAATATTTTCAAATACTTATTATGACGATCTTTCATTTTTATGATAAAATCAGGTAGGAACTTCCTCGGTTTCTGGCTTCTTCTTTGACCGCCCGATGGAATATTTTGAACAAAGTTCCCACTCTCCCTTTTCTTTATAAGAAATGACCTTCACCTGATTCATGGGCGCTTTGTCTTCCACCATGGCAGGGTTGACTAGCTCAACCAGTCCCCATTCATCTAGCAAATTTGCAATAGTATTTCGGCGCTGCCTATCTTCATCAGAAAAATTAGTCTCTTTACCGTCAAGGGCGAATAACTCCTTGAAGTGAACAATATAGTATTTTCCTTGCTTGTGAAGAATGTGGCAGGATTGGAATAGCTTTTTGTCTTTCTTGGAAGCTACACCAATTCGAGTAAGAGTTTCTTTAATTTTTAGGAAATCGTTCTGATTAAGAAGTCTAACCTCCACTAAAGTATCAATCAATTCTGTCATTTTCTCCTCGCATCAGCTTATCTCTAATTATTTTTATTTCTTCTGGTTTCAATATAGATAATAGCTGCTTCGCTTTCTGTGCATTATACTGAAAATATTCCATAATAATGTCCACATCCTCATCCTCTTTTGCATCATACAACCATTTGGTGAATGGCCTTTTCTTAATTGGACGAATCGAATAATATAGGTAGTCATACTGCATCTTATTATCTAAATGGCTGTTGATGTTCATCTCATTGGCATACATGATCGTGTCAAGAGACAAGCTCAACTTCTTATTTATAATAAACGCATTGTAACCACTCAGGTCATCCAAATACTGGCGCTTGTCTATCGAATTGACATAATCAAAGGGGGTCATTCCGGTTCCCTCTTGTCTGGTCTTTTTTCTTCATGTTTCTCCACCTCATCGGCGCATTTAGAACAAATGCAAATTTTCTGAATTTTATCGGAATCTGTGGACCTATAGAGGATTTCAGCGTAGTTCTTTCCCAACTTTTCGTCGCAAATGAAACACCTCTTTCTATTGAATAAATTTATAGGAAGACGCATGATGACATAATTTCTCCCAAACAGGCAGCGGTATTAATCTGCTTATTCATTGCAAAACTGTCTTGGTATTGGTATTTTGCAAGAATTAACACCAAAAGTGGAAGGGTTTTTGGATTAATAACCTGAGAGGACATATCATACAAAGTCGTGTAAAGATCAGAGGAATCTAGGTCCGCATTGTCAGATACCCATTTTCTGACAGCAGTGAAGTTCTTTTTCTTCATAAAACCTATCAGTTCCTTGATATTATTTTCGACAAGATTATCCAATATCCCTGAGTCAATTTTACCAATCGCAGAGTAAGCCTGCAACTCATTAAGTATTCGCCTCATATCAGGGAAGAATTTTTTAACAAGAACAGCTACAGCAGTCGTGTCAAAATCAACTCCTTCTGCATTCAAAATTTCAGTAACTCTTTTGTAGAATTGCGAGGCAAGATCAACCTTGTCTTTTCCCTTTATGCTGAAATCAATGACAGCACAACGAGAATGCAACGGTTCAATAATCTTGGATTTGTAGTTACAGGTAAGAATGAAACCGCAATTCGAGGAAAATTCTTCCATGAAATTGCGCAAGGCTGGCTGAACTGTATTTGGGTTTAGATGATCTGCCTCATCTAGGATCACATATTTTCGACCCTCTGCAACCAAGGACATGGATGAGGCATAATTCATGATCTCATTTCTGAGAGTATCAATCTGC